AAGAGAAACCCACGTCATGAAACTCAAGCTCGATGATCAAGGTCACGCCGTCCTGAAAGATGGCCATCCGGTCTATGTGCACGCCGACGGCAAGGAGATTCCCTTCGATGCGCCCGCCACCGTCGCCACCATCACGCGCCTCAACGGAGAGGCCAAGGGGCACCGGGAGCGCGCGGAGGCCGCGGAAACGAAGCTGAAGGACTTCGAGGCGATCAAGGATCCCAAGGCGGCGCTCGCGGCGATGGAAACCGTCTCGAAGCTCGACGCCAAAAAGCTGCTGGACGCCGGCGAGGTCGACAAGGTGAAGGCGGAAGCCAAGGCCGCGTTCGATCAGCAGTTGCAGGCCGTCGAGCAGAAGTACGGCCCGGTCGTGAAGGAGCGCGATCAGTTCCGCGATCAGCTCATCGCGGAGAAGATCGGCGGAAGCTTCGCGCGCTCGAAGTTCATCGCCGACCGACTCGCGGTGCCGGCTGATATCGTCCAGGCGCGCTTCGGCGGGCTCTTCAAGCTCGAGGGTGAGGCGGTCGTGGCCTATGACAAGGCCGGCAACAAGATCTTCTCACGCAAGGAGCCGGGGAACGTCGCAGCCTTCGATGAGGCGCTCGAGATCATCGTCGATGCGTACCCCTACAAGGATTCGATCCTGAAGGGCTCGGGCGCATCCGGCGGTGGCGCGGGTGGTGGCGGTGGTGGCAGCGGCGGAAGCAAAGAGCTTACGCGTAGCGCCTTCAACAAGCTGGACCCGGCGGCGCAGAGCAAGCATTTCAAGGAAGGGGGCACGATCGTAGACGGCTGAGCCGCTCTCATCGCCCTCGTTTTTTAGTTCGCATCTAACACAGGCCCGGCCCCTGGATGGGGGTCGGGCTTTTGTTTTCGCCTGTCACGCACGGGCACTGCCTGCCTTCGGATGAAGCGCGGCGACTCGCGTCGGATGACGCAAATCCTCGTTCCCACTACCCCGACATTCATCTGGAGAATCTACCGTGGCCAACACGCTGACCAATCTTTTGCCCGACCTCTACGAGGCGCTCGATGTCGTCTCGCGCGAGATGGTCGGCTTCATCCCCGCCGTAACGCTTGACGCTGGCATTGGTCGCGCAGGCATCGGTGAAATCGTGCGCTCGATCGCAACGCCCGCCGTGACCGCTGAGGATGTCACGCCCGGACAGTTGCCCCCCGATGATGGCGATCAGAACATTGGCAACGTGCCGGTGCAGATCACCAAGAGCCGGATGGTGCCGTTCCGCTGGAGTGGTGAGGAGCAAAAGGGCGTCAACAACGGCCCCGGCTACCGCAACATCCGCCAGGACCAGGTCACGCAGGCCTTCCGCACGCTGACCAACGAGATCGAGGTGTTCTGCGGCGCCATGGCGATCGGCGCTTCGCGCGCCTCGGGCACCGCCGGCACCAGCCCCTTCGCGACGGACCTCTCGGATCCGGCGAACATGCGCAAGATCCTCTCGGATAACGGCGCGCCGCTGTCCAACCTGCAGATGGTGATCGACACCACGGCAGGCTCGAAGATGCGCTCGCTCACGCAGTACACCAAGGCGAACGAGGCCGGATCCACGCAGTTCCGCGAGCAGGGCACGCTGATGGAAGTGGCGGGCTTCAAGATCAAGGAATCCGCCGGAGTCTCGGTCAGCGTTCCCGGATCGGTGACGGGCGCGGTGACGGGTGCCGCGGCCAAAGGCGCGACGGCGGTGACGCTGACGACCCCGAGCGGCGGCGCGGTGGCGATCGTAGCCGGCGATGTGGTCACCTTTGCGGGCGACACGAACAAGTACGTGGCGGCTGCGGCCGCGACGATCGGTGCCTCAACGACCGGCACACTGACCCTGGGCGCCCCTGGCCTGCGCCAGACGATCTCCGGGGCTGCGATCACCGTCGTGGGTGCGGCCACCCGCAACATGGCCTTCAGCCGCTCAGCGATCGTGCTCGCGACGCGCGCTCCGGCGCTCCCGGAAGAGGGCGACATGGCCGAGGACCGTGCACTCCTGGTTGACCCGAAGTCCGGCCTCGCCTTCGAGGTCTCGATGTACAAGCTCTACAAGCGGGTGCGCTACGAAGTGGCGCTGGCTTGGGGTGGCGCGGTGATCAAGCCGGAGCACCTGGCGCTGCTTCTCGGCTAGCGATAGGACGGCCGTCTCGACGGCTCGGAGCGCATTGGCTCCGGGCCGTCCGTTTCGGTCGCGTCTCCACGTTCTTCGGAGAGTTTTTCAATGGCAAAGTCTGACGACGGCCTGGTCACCATCAAGAAACCAGGCGAGCGCACACTCCGGATCCATCCGGATGCGCTCCCGCAGCACGTGAATTTGGGCTGGCAGGAGTGCGAGCCGGAGCCCGAAGCGAAGTCCGAGCCGGAGACTAAGCAGAAGAAGGGCGAGAAGGGCGAGAAGGACGGCGAGCAGAAGTAAGCTGCGCCGGTCTTTTCAACATGGCCCTCACCGCTCAACAGATCGCTGACGTGCGCCGCTTCGCGGGGTATCCCGCGCTGGGCGTGGACACGCCGGCGGATGAATCACGCGACTTCGCCTATGGGTGGGTGTCGCCTGGCGTGTGGCAGACATTGCAGCATCGGCTCAACAATCTCACCGCCGAGAACGAGCAGGTGCTCGTGGGGACATACCTGTCGAATCTGTACGCCATGGAGGCGGCGATCCCCGGGGCGGCTGCGAATCTCGACACCGACACGGCTGCGGTGTGGAAGCGCAATGCCAACGAGATTGCCGACCGCACGAAGCTCTTTGACAGCTGGCGCCGGCGCATGTGCGGGTTCCTCGGGATCGCTCCGGGCCCTGCGCTGGGCAATGCCGGCGGCATGCGCATCTCGCGGTGCTAGATGGACGGGGAGACCCTTGAGGCGCGCATCAACCTCGGACGCGCTCGAGCAGCGGCGCATGTGGGGCGCGACGTCGCGGTCTATCGGCCCGTCGATGTCAGCGCGCCGCTGATCAATCGCCTCTACGTGATCCCGGCGGCCTTCAATGCGGCCGATCCCAAGTACGTGAAGCCGAATCTCTACGGCAAGCCCGTCTGGTTCGGCGACTTCGACGGCGCGCAGACCCAGCCGGGCGACTACCTGGTGCGCCTGAATGATGGTGCGGTGTGGTTCGTGGCGGCGCAGCAGCCACTGCTCCCGATCGTATGCGTGTCGTGCAACCGCAAGCTCGCCCTCCTGCGGCCGGAAAAGCAGACCGCGGTCGGGGTTGTCGGCTACGGCGGTGAATACCCGGCCAACCTCGACACTCCGCTCGGGGACGAAGGGCGCCTCTGGCCCGCCTCCGTGCTCCAGGGGCGAAAGTCCCAGGGTGCCACCGCGCTACCGGCCTCCGTGAAGGAACTGCTCTGGGAGATCCTGCTGCCCGTCTCGGCGCGCTTCCGGATTCGAGCGGCCGACATCCTGGTCGATGACGTGCGGACGCGCTACATCGTGCAGAGCGCCGAGTCCACCGACCTCGGATGGCGCATCCAAGCCGAATCGGCGCATAGCTGACATGGCCGACCTTTCGGACGTCGAGGATGGGCTTTGCACGCTCGTCGGAGCGGCTCTGTATCCGCCGGGCGTGCCGAGCGATGGCAGCGTTCCCTCGATCGCGGGGGTCCCGGTGCGCATCTTCCCAGGATGGCCGACGACCGACCGGCTGGACTGCGACCTCACGGCCGGCATCGGCAACGTGTCGGTGTTTCCGCGCCCCCAGGAGCGCAACACGACGCGCTACCTGGACAAGTGGCAATCCCTCGGCACGAACGTGAAGCTGCTCTTCCTCACGATCGACGGGCAGACCGTCACGGTGAGCGGCCAGATCCCGCCGGCGGCCAATCCGCACCACGTGATGGTGGCAGTCAATGGCGCCGGCTATGCGTATCTCGTACAGCCGACCGACTCGCTGGCCGATATCGCCGCGGCGCTCGCGGCGCTGATTGCGGTTGCGGTGCCCGGCACTACAAACGCGGGAGCCATGATCACACTGCCGCCGAGCGCGGTCATTGATGCGGCACGCGTCGGTATCACGCAGACCTCGGTCAATGAGGTGCGCCGCCAGGAGCGCCTGTTTCAGATCGCCATCTGGGCGAATTCGCCGCAGATGCGCAAGGCGATCGCGGTGCCGGTCGATCTGGCGCTTGCCAAGACGCGACGGTTCGTGCTGCCCGATCAGTCGGTCGCGCGGCTGATCTACCACAACACGGTCGAGTCGGATCAGGCTCAAAAGCAGCAGCTTTACCGCCGCGACCTGCTCTACACGGTCGAGTACCCGACCCTCGACACCGATGTGCTCACCGAGATCACACAACTGGGGATCTCGGTCAGTGCGGAACCCGCGGGTGTGCCGCCGCCGCGCCCTGTCCTCGACATCACCATCTAGCCCCCGCTCATCTTTCGCAGGAGTGACGCGAAATGCCGGTCTCCTTCAATGGTCAACTGAACCCGTCGGCGCTGATCGTGCCTGGGGTCTATGTGAACGTGCTGCTCCCGCAGCAGAACCTGAACGGCCTGCCGACCAACATCGGCGGCATCGTGGGAACGGGGTCCTGGGGACCGGTCAATAGCCCGGTGGCAGCCGGCAGCCCCGCGCAGGCAGCCGCGATCTTCGGTCCGATGCAGCCACGCAAGTACGACCTGGTGACCGCCGTGCAGGCCGCAGCGTTTCAGGGCGCGAGCAATTTCCGCCTCGTGCGCGTGACCGACGGCACCGATGCGGCCGCGACGATTGAGATCCTGACCGACTGCCTCGCGGTGAGCTCCAAGTACACCGGCTCCCTCGGCAATCAGATCACCTTCACGCTCTCGGCCGGCTCGAAGGCGAACAGCGTCAAGGCGCAGGTGTCGATGCCGGGACTGATTCCGGAGGTCTTCGACAACATCGGCGCCGGCCTTGCCGGCAATGCGCTGTGGATTGCGATCGCGACCGCGATCAACAACGGGGTGAGCTCGGTCCGCGGGCCTTCCGCGATCGTCAAGGCGACAGCCGGGGCGGGTGCGACCGCACCGGCCCTCACCACGTACACGCTCGGCGGGGGCACCGACGGTGCATCGGGCGTGACGGGCGCGACCCTGGTGGGCCAGGACAACTCCCCACGCTCTGGGATGTACGCGCTGCGCCGCACCGGCACGAGCGTTGCGATGCTCGCCGACTGCGATGACAGCACGACCTGGTCGACGCAGGTCGCCTACGGTCTCTCCGAAGGCGCCTACATGGTGGCCACCGGGCCGGCCGGCGACAACATCGCGAACGCAATCGCCACCAAGGCCACGGCCGGCATCGACAGCTTCGCGATGAAACTCCTGTTTGGGGACTGGTGCCTGTTCCAGGACACCACCAATAAGCAGACGCGGCTCATCAGCCCGCAGGGGTTCATTCTGGGGATGCTCGCTAACCTGGGTCCGCAGGAGAGCTCGCTCAACAAGCCGCTGCAGGGCATCGTCGGCACACAGGAGTCCGCCGCCAGTCTCATCTACTCGGACGCTGAGCTCCAGCTGTTGGGCCAGGCCGGTATCGATGTGATCGCGAACCCCTCCCCGGGGGGCGAATACTTCGCGGCGCGCTTCGGCCACAACACGAGCTCCGACCAGGTCATCCAGGGGGACAACTACACCCGCATGACCAACTACCTGGCGTTCACGATCGTGAAAGGCATGGGCAAGTTCATCGGCGAGGTGCAGTCTGGGACCGAGCGCCAGGATGCGCTCGCGACCCTCGGCGCCTACTTCGACAATCTGCAGAGCCAGGGCCTGATCGGGGATCCGAACGGCGCGCCGGCCTACAGCATTAAGCTCGATGGCTCCAACAACCCGCAGGCGCAGGTCTCACTCGGCATCGAGCAGGCCGACGTGCAGGTGGAGTACCTCGGCATCGTCGAGAAGCTGCTCATCAATCTGCAAGGCGGTGCCAGCGTTCAGATCACCCGCCAGACCCAGCTCGCCGCGTAAGTCGGCGCGGAAAACCTTCTAACAGGAGCTCGCTTCCATGCCGATCAATTCCTATACCGTCGGTAGAGACCTCACCCTCACGATCGTCGCCGACGGTGAGCCGGTGTCCTTCGACCAGATCGTGGGATTCCAGGCCAAGCAGGAAAAGATCGTCCAGAAGATCAAGGGTCTGGACGGTGTGACGCGCAACGTCAGCTTCCCGGATGGTTGGAGTGGGCGATTCAGCCTCGAGCGCCAGGACCGTACGCTGGATGACTTCTTCAACCAGGAAGAGGCCGACTACTACGAGGGCGTCGACCGCGGCGAAATCACGATCACCGAGACCGTGACCGAGAATGATGGCTCGGTCGCGCAGTACCGCTACCGCGGCGTGCAGCTGATGCTGGACGATGCGGGCGAGTTCAAAGGCGACAGCAGCGTCAAGCAGACGATGAATTTCACGGCCACGCGGCGCGTCACGATCGCTTAAACGCGAGCGGTCGAGCCGAGTCATTTCAAGGGGGAATGCTCAAGTGTCAGACGTCAAGCTCACGCGGCTCAATCAGCCGCCGCCGACTCCCTCGCAGGAGTTCGTGCGCAAGGCCTCGGAGATCATCGAGGTCGTCGATTCCAACGGCCGCAAGATCCTGCTGCGAAAGCCAGCAGTGCTCGCGCAGTTTCGCATCGTGGAAGCGGTGGGACCTGAGACGGCGGCCAACGCCACTTACATGCAGATGATCATGCCGCTCATTTATGTCATGCAGGTCGGCGAGGACGCGGTCGAGTTCCCCAAGAAGAAAAGCCAGGTCGAGGCGCTCATCCAGCAGTTGGGCGATGAGGGCGTCGATGCGGTGTTCAAGAAGGTGCGCGAGGTCTGGGGCGCGTCCGATGCGGAGGCGGACAAGGCCGAAATAAAAAAATAGGTCAGCACCCGGGCACGAAGGAGTGTCTGTTCCTGGTGAGCAACGGCGTCCCCTTCGATGTCGCGTTCTCACTCGATGACAACACCCGCGCGGCCTGGTGTATCACGTACTCCGAGATGAACGGAGCGAAGTTCGATTGGCGGCGCATGCAGTTTCTTGAGGAGTCGACGCCATGAGAATCGGCATGGGCCTCGCCGAGGTCAACGAGTCGGCGCTTGCGATCGAGCGCGCACACGTCACGCAGCAGTTCGACAATCTCCTGAGCTTCGCCGCGCACCTGGTGGCGATCGCGGCTGTCGAGAAGCTCACCAACCGCCGAGCACTCGCGGAAGTCGGCAAGATCGTGGTCGAGGATGCCGCCTCGCAGATCGGTGAGTACCAGGGCGCGGTCGGCAACTATCCGCAGTGGGAGCCGCTCGCCGAGAGCACCGAGGATGAGAAGGCGCGCCTGGGTGCGCCGCCTGACTCCCCGCTCTACCGGTTCGGGGACCTGCAGAAGAGCTTCGGCTACACGGTGGTGGCCGACAACGAGGTCATCGTCGGGTCAACCGAAGAGACGATGATCTATCACGAGTTCGGCACCTCCAAGATGCCGCCGCGGCCAGTGTTGGGGCCTGCGGTCCTGAAGAACGTCGAGAAGATCGGCAAGCTCTTAGGGATGCGCACCTTCGAGGCCTTGCTGATGGGGCCGCACCTGGGCTACCGCATCAACAAGACGGGCGGGATCGGGGAGCTCGAGCGCTAAGCGGTGAACGCGGCCCAGACGAGCAGGCCGATCGGCGCGAGTGCCGCGACGGCTACCAAGATGAGCACCAGGCCGATGACCACCAGGCCGAACCGCAGCCACCAGGGCATCTGGGTGCGAAAGAGCGGCGGCGGTGATTTCGGGATAAGGCGCTGCTGCGGGAATTGCACCCAGCGATATCGCTCGGCCATCCAGTTATGTAGGCGATAGGGGATCAGTTGCATGCTCGAAGCCTACGCAATTGGGATTCGCCTGCGTCTCCTGGACAGCGTTACGTCTGGCCTGGTGGGCATGGCAGGCCAGTTCGCCGCCTTCAATCGTCATGTTGGCGCATCCAAGGCCCAATTGACAGCCCTGGAGGGACAGCTCAAGAAAATCAAGCTCATGGGCGCCATCGGAACGGTCGCCACGGGCATCGGACTCGCCGGTCTGTATGCCTTTAAGGCCCCCCTGGAGGAGGCGAAACAGTGGCAGCAGGAGGCCGCCAAGTTCGCCACCCTGGGCTTCGGTGCCAAGGTCAATGCGGACGCCCAGCAGTTTTCCCTGGGGATGAAAACCTACGGCACGAGCGCCCGCGAGAACCTCTCGCTGCTCGGCGATGCGATGGCGGTGTTCAAGGATCTGGGCCACGCGCAGATGGCCGCGCCGATCCTCGCCAAGATGAAATTCGGCAACGAGGCGGTGTTCGGCGCCGAGCGCGGGGGCGCCAACGAGCGCCAGTTCATGGACATGCTGAAGGTCATC